TGATTTAATTAAAAATGAATCATCAATTATATTATTCAATGATGCGGTAATTTATTATTAATTTAACCTAATTGTTTGCCGTTGTATATATTTGTAATATTACCGCCGGCAATCGTATCCCACGAATTTAAATCGTTAATTAACGTTTCCCAATTGCTTCCCCATCCAACTTTTGACGCTTGCCATATTTTCATTCGGACTCCGCGTCCATAGTTCATCAGACGAAATTCAGCATTTTTTGGGATCGTTAATTGCTGATCGGAACTTGTATTGGCTCTAGGGCTTTGCATTGGTACTAACAAACCTGGACCATTACCACCTCTTCTTTTTTCGCCATTATGACCCCAATATGACCCATACGATGTAGAAGTCCCACCAGGTTTACTGCCATCTCCATCTGGAGCTGTATCGGTTGATACCGGATTTTGCGGATTACCTGAATAGTCTGTTTTAAAACCTTTTCTTGTATTTAGGAATACATGTACACCATTATGGAATGATTTAACAGCAGCAACGGGAACATATGTTCGTTTTATTATAGTGTCAATATTATTACCTTTAAGGTATTGTACTAAGTTAGCATTTTTATTTGCATCACTAAATGCCCCACCTTGACTATAATTATCAAAAACACCAGGTACGAACAAGAAAATATTTTTACCAATAATAGACTCAATTGTTGTTAACCTACCATTGGTAGCGCCCAAATAAGCTGCATATGCATTTGAAAATGCTGCATAATCTATAACCATAGCGGTGGTTTCTTTAACAGGCACTAATTTTAAAAACTTATCCCATCCCGGTATTGATAAAATTGCATCTTTATGCGTTCCTTGTAGCTGTTGTTTAATTTGGTCTGGTCCAGACATGGTAACTAATTTTTCTGGACTCTTTGGAGTATCTGGAAGTGGATTGGCTTCTTCACCTGGCTGTGCGATATCTGTCGCTATTTTAGGATCCTGTTCTTGTAATTTTTTTATGTTGGACTCAGTTAAATTCTTAGTACCAAATCTGCGCATATTTTCTGATAAAATATTTTTCATTGTTTATCCTATTAGGTTTCTTTTATATAAATATAACGATTATTAAAATACTATGTATTAGGATTTCTGCATTTTTTTTCTTATATTAATAATAAAATTAGAAGTTATGATTAGATTTGGTTATGCCTGTAACAACATGACATTAGGCAAGGCAGGTATTCGCACCGGCCGGACAATGATTCAACGCATCTTTGAAAAGGGTGGTATGCCTTTGGCAAGTGAGCGCAGTCTGCTTAACGCAGAAGATTTACTCCCTATACTCAAATGGAATTTAGCCCATGGCATTCGACTCTTCCGTATAGGCAGTGAAATGTTTCCTCGTTGGAATCATTACGAGATCAAGGACTTGCCTGACTATGATCGTATCTGTGAGGTGTTACAAGAAGCTGGCGACTTTGCTCGAGAGCATGGTATTCGACTCACTACACATCCAGGCCCATTTCATATATTAGGTAGTCCCGATCCGGTTGTGGTTGAAAATAGTATTGTTAGTCTAGAACGACATAGCGAAATGTTTGATATGCTTGGCTATGCTCCTAGTTATGACAACAAGATCAATATTCATATAGGTGCTACTTATAATGATAAGCCGGCTACTATTGAGCGGTGGATTCGTAATTATTATCGACTATCAGACTCAGTTCAAGCTCGTCTTGTTATTGAGAATGACGACAAAGCGTCTATGTATTCCGTTCGTGACTTATACGAAATGGTTCACGTTCATACTGATATTCCTATTACTTTTGACTATTGGCATCACGTTTTCAATACCGGTGACTTATCCGAGGAGGAGGCATTCTTTATGGCTCGTGAGACATGGCAGAAACATGGTGTTACTCAGTGCACTCATTACAGCGAGTCTCGCAGGCACGAGCAGCAACGGCTTATCGAAGGTATTTGCGAAAAGCATAATATTGCTTGGGAAGATCTTCCACAATGGCCAACGTTTGCTAAGGCATACAAAGAGTTTAGCAAGATTCGAGAGCAGGCTCATGCAGATTATATATTGACTACTCCCAATACATATGGTGTAGACAGTCTAGATGTTGTGGTAGAAGCTAAGGCAAAAGAGCAGGCATTGCTTAATATCAATGTAGAGTGTTGTCAAACACCATTAATCCTAGACTAACATATTTATATTAAATAGTATTAATTTTATAAAAAAGGTCACAATGGCAGAATTTCGTTACAAAAATAAATTAACTGATGACATCGAAGATGCAAAAGAAATGGTTAGAACAACCGGTAAAATGTTAATGGAAGGCAAGATTGATAAAAAGTCGGCAATCGATAATTTAGCAAGAGCATTTCGTAAATTAGAATCAGCAAAGTATTATATCGATAGAACATAATGAAACGCTTTTTTCCATATGTTGTATTTTCAGCATCCTTAGGATTAGCCGGGACAGCTGCCTATTACAGTGTATTTGGACTTAGCAAATTATTTTCAGCTCAAGCAACTGCGGTTATTGTTATGGCTTCAATATTAGAAGTTAGCAAACTAATAACCGCTTCTTATCTACATCAACAATGGAAAGCCATATCCGTGCTTCTTAAGAGCTATCTGGTAACAGCTGTATTCATATTGATGTGTATTACATCGTTAGGCATATATGGATTTTTAGTTTCAGCATATCAAGAAACGGCATATGAACTTGCAAACCAAGAATCAAAAATTTCTGTTTTAGAATTAAAAAAACAAAGATACCAAACCGCAGCCAATGATATTAGAACTGAAAAGGAATCATTAAATAAAAATATTACAGAATTGACATCTGGATTATCTAATAACGTTATACAATATACTAATGCCGATGGCGAAGTTATAACAACAACCAGTTCGGCAACTAGACGAGTATTAGAAAAACAGTTAGACCAAACAACATCGCGAAGAGACACATTATACAGCCGAGAAATTGCATATTCTGATTCAGTTAGCAACCTAGATCAACGAATGCTCAAAATACAAACTCAGAGCAAAGTTTCGGCCGAGGTAGGCCCCATTAAATATGTAGCACAACAAGTAAACCAACCAGTTGATAGTGTTGTGAATTGGTTTATACTGCTTTTTATATTTGTATTTGACCCATTAGCTGTCATGTTATTAATTGCTTCAAATCGATTATTTGAAACTAAAGACCCCCTGTCTGAGGTGATACCAGAAGTCGCAGAGGAGGAGAGTAAAGCCGAGCGGGTTAAAGCCCCAACTCCTCCGACTTTGCAAATACCAGATACAACGGAAGACATATATCAAGAAGAAAAACAAAAACCAAAACGAGTTATAATAAGATCGGAAATAAAATGAAGAAAAACAAAGTTACAAAAAACAAACAAGGTTACCAAAAAATGCAGTGCAAATACTGCAATCGAATATCAGAAAGAGTTGATGCTAATGCCACCGCAGTTACATGTTGGAAATGCACTAACGACCTAGTTAACGGCAAGATATTGGAATTACGAAAATAATTTAATATTATAATAATATGTTAGAAGCAAATCAAATAAAAGAAAATTGGGAAAACTTTCGAGATGAAATCGATTTACAGTTTCCTACAAGAGCCAAACAAATTCACAAAATGTATGATGACTTTGAAGATCGCATTGCAATGATGCCAGCATCTTCTATAGCACACTTTCATAACGCATTCGCAGGAGGTTATATAGACCATGTACTTCGTGTAATGAATTGCACTCATGAATTATATAATCTATGGAGTAAGTTAGGAGCTGATATGTCAGGTTATACATTAGAAGAATTGATGTTTGCAGCAATGCATCATGACCTAGGCAAAGTAGGATTTCCAGGAGATGGTAATGAAGTTTATCAAGTAGAGACTTCAGATTGGCACAGAAAGAATATGGGTCGAATGTATAAGCACAATGAAAATATTCCTTTTTCAATGGTGCCGGATTTATCTGTTTGGTTATTACAAAAGTATGATATCCCAATGTCTTGGAATGAATATCAATCTATTAAGATTCATGATGGAATGTATGATGAAGCTAATAAACCATATTTCGTTGCAAGAAGTGCTCAAGCTAAATTGAAAACCAATATGGCTGTTGTTTTGCATCATGGCGATCATATGGCTGCTCAGATAGAATATGAGCAATGGAAAAATCATAAAGCAGGAACACCTACCAAAGTATCCGAAAAAAGTAAAGCAACTAAAAGCACAGCTATAAAAAACTTAGCAGAGAATAATCCAAATATAGGAAGTTCGATTGCAGACATTTTTAAGGATATATCATGATAACATTTATTATATTAAGCGTATTGTTTTTAGGTACTACTGCATATTTTGCTTATCGTGCATATGTATTAGCAGGCGTTTTAGCAGACCAGGAAGAATATTATGAATCGGTGTCACAAACTAATGAATACATGTACATGCAAATTAAACAATCTTATGAAGCAATGCAAAATATTGATCGGTTAGGTGCATTTGAGAAAGATGATGAAGCAGGAACAACGTTTAACATGTTACAACAAGTAATAGAACAACTTAAAGAGGAATTTGATGCCGAGGAAAAAGAAGAAGAGTAATGCATATTACACACGATTGCAAGATGTAGCAATTTGTGCTTATAATAAATCAGAAAGTACAGTACAACGAGAACGTATATATAGGCGATTTATATATCCGCCATTCATGAAGCTTACCGAAAATTTAATTAACAAAGTAAAACCTACATATGTATTACAGAAATGTTCATTTCAGGATTTACAAACAGACATAGTTACATATTTAACTGCTCGTTTAGAAAAGTTTAAACCAAATGCCGGTAAGTCATATTCATATTATACTAGAACTACATTTAATTATTTGATTGCAGAAAATCAAAAAGCATATGTTAAAGTTAAACAAAATAGACAGCCAATTGATATAGATGAACAAAGAAATATTACTACTGAAATGCATAATGATGATATGCGAGAAGTTATGAAATATTTTATGGATGAATTTGTAGACTATTGTTATGATAATTTAAACACAATATTTACAAGCCAGACAGATATACACGTTGCAGATTCAGTATTGCATCTTTTCGAAACACGTATTAATATTGAAGATTATAATAAAAAAGCGTTATATATCTTTATAAGAGAACGAACAGGCCTTCCTACTTCAAATATAACACGGGTTGTTAAAATTTTAAAACATTTATATGAAGAAAAGTTTCAAGAATATACTAATAAAAATTTCATAAAATTGCCCTTTTGATATTTATTATTAAAGGAGCAAGTTATGGACAAGAATGAAGAAATATTCAAAGGAACCAGTTTTGCTGATTTAATGCATGATGTTTATCATAATTCAAAAAAGAAAGATAGACAGATAAATCAACTTATATCTCAACTCCAACCACTTATACGTAATGCGTCTGATGCTACTATCATAGTACCACTTATAAAAGAATACTTAGACGTAGCCGTTAAAAATGACGATCATTTGGTAAAATTAACTGCTATAGTGCAACGATATATATCAACAAGTCAGACTATATCAGGCACCGATTCATTGCTGTCAGATGCTGAAAAACAACAATTGATTGACATAGCACAAACAACGTTGACTCATGAACTCGAAGATGAGATAGAAAAAATTGAACAGGAAGATCAAGAGATTAAACAAAAAATCGAACACGTTAAAACAAAGTTAAAGGATAATCATGAATCATGATGGATTA